ATATCTCCTTCATCTGTTACATTATATAATATTCCATATCCTTGTATTTGTTTAACTCTATATAATGCAAAATATAATGTTTTAAATTGATTATATGTTAATACTTGTCCATCTTCTTGAATTTCCTTTGTCATGTATTTAAATAATTCATTATAATCATTAGGCTTTAACTTATCTAATTTACATGAATAACCTATATCTAAAGAATCTATATTTTTCTTATTTACTGTTTTTCCATTTATTAATAAATACCATATTTTTTGAATTAGTATTTCTTCTTCGCTAAAACTATTCTTGTATTCACCATAACTAAAACTATAATCATTTATAATAACCTTTTCAGACATTTTAAAGCCATCTAATAATAATAGGCAATGATAATGTGGATGAAATATATTACCCTTAAATGTTATTTCTAATGACCTAATAGCCCCCTTATAGCCCCATTCAAAATTTATACCTTTAATTCTTTTTTTTCCAGATATATAGTTAATTAACTTTCTAAATGATTGAGACATCAAATTAATTCTATCTTCTAAATATTCACCTTCTACTGTTGGTGCAGTTAATGTTAAATGATAACTTATGTTTTTATATTTTTCTAATTCTGGTAAATATTTAGCCATTCGTGCTGATTGTTTTACTTTTTTACAATTACTACAAAATTTATCTTTACAAAGATTAGTTCTCTTAAAATCCTTAACTTTTTGAATTTTATATTTATCTATATCCCAATATTTATTACAATCTCTAATATATTCTATTTTTTTTGTTATAATCTCTTTCTTTGGCCCAAATACTTCTTTTTCTAATTCTTTATAATAATCAATAATAATTTTATTGTATTCAATGTTATTAATAATATTAACTAACAAGTCTTTTGATACTTCACATGATGTCAAAGTTTTTTCCAAGACTTCACCACCTTTCTTAAAACGTGGGTAAGGTTATTTCTAATATATCAAGTATAATAGAAAATATTTTATTTGTTGCTACGCTACGCTACGCAACGCTACCGCCTTCACCAGTCGATTATAAATAATCGACTGGTTCAGTTGGTTTTAAAATATTTATTCTTCACCTTTACTTCCACTAATTCCATATTTTAGGGCCATTTCAATTGCTTTACTTATCCATTCACTAACAGTACTATTTTCTTCTATAGACCTAATCTTTACCTGTTTTAATATTTCTTCTTCTATTCGCAAAGTAAAAGACACCTTTTTATTCATAATCTAAAACTCCCCTTTTTTCCAATTATTAAATATATTTTCTGCCCATTCTTCGGTCCACATTTCAAATTCATCTTCTAAAGTGTAAATTAACCTCCTTAAATCCTCATCAGGTAATTTTAACTCCTTTCCAGCTAATATTAAATATCCTAGTAATTGTTCTTTACTTAACATTTTTACCATCTCCTTTATTTCATTCTTTATATATATTATAAATGATTTATATTTTTATGTCAATACTTTTTTACATATTTATTTAAATTAATTTTATTATTTCATCTCTATTTAAATATTCCTTATTTTTTGCACTTTCAAGCATCTTAAAACTATCATAGCTATTTCTCATATCGTCAGTTTGAACAAAACCAATTACTTTAATTGGTTTTATCCTTCTTCTTAATTCTACTTGTGATGTAGATTGTAATGATTCGTAATCTTCCCAATGATAATAACGTAACCTTGTCCAACGTTGAAAAATAGTATTACATTCTATTGCATAATGTGTCAATTCCCTAAAAACCTTATCTACTCTATTCCAGCGTTGAGATGTATAGAGTATTTGTTTTCCGTGTCCTTTCCTGTTCTGCGTCAATAATGTAAGCAATTCAACAGGAAAATTTTTAAAATCTCTAGAATTAAATTCATTCTGGACTTCATCCCAAGCTACTACTAAAGGCTTATCATACTCCTTTAATAGGTCTCTCCATGATGTAAATTCAAAATCTTGGTCTTTATAATGAAAATTAGTCATTATGTATATTTTATCTTTATATTTTTTTCTATATTCCATTAGCTGATATACCATTCCCATAGTTTTACCCTTTCCAGGAAGGCCAAAATAGCCATAAATACCATATAAATGAATTTTTTTATCTTCTTTATTCCATATTCTTTTTATTTCTCTATATAAATCTATTAACTTCCATTTTATTAAATTGAAAATTAACATTATATAACCCCCTTTATAATTAAAATGGGCCATCGACAAGCGATAGGCCCATTTTTTTAATCAACACCAGGAATTTTCTTATATATCCATTCAACTGTAGCCCATCCTAATTGAAGACCATACCACATTACAACCGAACCTATAACAGTTACCCAAACATCTATAGGAAATATAGATAATGGTACTTTTATTATATTAATAGTATACTGTAACCAATTAGGCAGAGCGTGTATTTGAGGTAACATATTTATTATTAGTTCATTTACTTCAAATATAATATCAAATAAAGATTCAGTTATCATTTTTACCACCTCTGAAGTAATGCTTTCCTCGTACTAAAAATATAATATTATCTAGATGAAATAATATTAGCAATGGATAAATAAAACCCCTAGCTATATTATGAATTGTTGATTTTACACTATTTAACCATGAAAAATCTACAAATTTTACATTATATCCCATATAAGTTCCTTTTATATCCTGTATATCAGTTGATGTTATATTTTTTAATCCCTCTAATTCATCACCTATATTTCCGAATTTATAGTCTAAAATACTTTTAATATTAGTAAATTTATTTGTAAAATAACCATCAGAAGGTACAAATAAAGATGTTAACAATTCTCTAAACATATTTATAATATCACTAGGGATTGACTTTATAGCATTCCAAATATCAGTTAGAGGCTGTGAAAAAAATGACCATATAGAATTAGCTATAGATGATATACCTTCTCCTAACCTATCTAAAGCATTACCAATTATATTGAACGGAGCAGATAGCGCTTGAAGTAAACCACCAATAGCGTTACTAATAGCATCGCTGATAGAATCCCAAAACCAACTGGGAGTATCGTCCGGATCTGTCCAACCAGGCCCCGTAGGAATGTGTAAGGTGTCGGCAAAAAAAAACTTGAACCATTCCACTTATATATATTTATGTCTCCTTCATACCCTATATCAGAATTCGTACCCGGGTATATCGTAACTTTACTATTATTATAAGTTACAACATTTCCAGAAGAATTTAACCTATAATACTGGGCATTTGTAGGATTTTTTATAAGAAATCCTTTTCCAGAAATAAAAGGTTCACCATTAAAATTGTCCGTTAACTCAAATTCTAATTTTACTGGTGATGAAATAATATTAGTAACTCCTGTTGGAAATTCAATTTTATAAATATGTGAATTAGGATATTGTTCAATAAAATCAAAAGGTGACATTGCAAATGATAAACTACTAAAAACAAAAACAAATATAAATGTAAATATTAAAATCTTTTTAATTTTAATCACCCCCTAATAAATAAAGGCAAGGCTACAAAGAGCCGAGCCTCTAGAAAAATCTGTAAATTATTCTAGGCACTAACTTTACGCCTATCATTATTGCCATAATACTAATACCAACTGGTAATAGTACCNCTAAATTATTAGTAATAGCTGATACTATAGGTTCTAACATTGAAGATGTAATAATTAATCCATTTTCCATTTTATTACTCCTTTCATATAAATATTTTTAGAAATTTATATAATAGTAGGATTAATCCTACCCCTGCAAGGCCAAATAATAATATATAAAAATATCCATTTAATTGTATTAAAGCTTTTTCTATTATATCAAATCTATTTGATATATTTATTAGTGTGTTCTCTATTAAAGTTAAATCTACAATTGTATCCATTATACCACCTTGTTAAGTCCTATAACTTTAAGTTGAGTATATCTTCCAGGTATTACTTTAAATACAACATCTACCTGGTCAAGTTGTTTTATACCTTGTGGAATATCACATTCGACAATACAGCCAAATGTCTGACCATTATCACCAAGAAAATTAGCTATTATATAAGTTTCATCACTTTTTTTTGATATTCTCTTTTCAATACCAGTTAATATACATTTTTCTTTAAATTCTAACATTTTTTATCTCCTTTCTAAATTTTATTATAATAAATATTATACTATTATATTTTGTATTATAATATCA